AAGTTCATTGTGACCTTCCTTCATTTCTTGCGCTTCAATTGAAATAAGGTTAGCCAACGCTTCACGCGCCGCTTCAAACTGAGCCTTATCAAATTTAACAAGATCGCCCACAATAGACTTAGGCACTGCAACTGTTGATTTGTCCATTGCGTCACTTTCTTTCTCAGAGTTATTGTCAGATTGTATTGGATTATTATTTTCTGTTACTTCTTTTTCATGTAATTCTTCAACCTGGATTAAGTCTTTTTCTCCATCAACAGACTTAGCCAAAACAAGTTGGCAATTAGGGTTGGCGGGTCTATCCACTAGAGAAATTTCTACAATCTGACCATCAACAATGCGCCCATTAACTGCCTTGCCATCTCGCACAACGCGTGGATTTTTGATACCAACAGAGAAGCCCTTAAGTACGCCAGCATCAACTTTCTTAACGCTTACAGGATCTACAACTAACACGCCAATGTAATGACCATCAGCCTTAGCCTCATACTCTTTTGCAACGCCAGCGGCAATGTTGCTGTGTTGCTCTCTAATGTTTCCACCTGATTTAAACCAGGCTGGCATGGCGCGCTTTAACCAATCGCCATCACAAATCTGTTGATCAATGTCAATTGAGTCATCTGTTGCCTTACCGTAAACGGTCATTGTTCCGTCTGCGTTACGGTCAGCCTTTTCAATGCTGAAGTATGATGTTGTTGTTAGATTAGCCATTAGTCCTCAATCCAGTCTGTTTGTATTTCAGGAATACCCAAAGCCTTAGCGCTAACTGTATCAACTTTGCCATCACCGTAACGCTCAAAGTAAATCCGTTGGGCTTTTTCATCATCAGCCAATGCCCTTTGTTGTAACTCAAATTTAGGCATGATTGTGTAATCTTCCCAATCTAGGACTTCATCAATCGGTTCATTAGTTTTCATTGTGTCTCCTTAGTTGCCTAACAGGATTGTTCTTGCATTTGGTTTCCATGTAACCATGCGGTTATCAGGTGAGTAGTAATCTGCAACGCTCAAGTTCCAGCCAAATCTTTCAGCGTAAGTTTCAGTTACAGGGTTACGCACCCCTAAAATCCATTCAGCAAACACTTCTGCGTAGGCTTCTTTAGAGTTTTTAGCGCTATACCTTGAAAATAGTTCAGGGTACTTACGGCGCAAAGCACCTGAAACCTTACCTCTATTGGCGTTCATAACGCTATCTACCGTATGCCCAAACTCATGTGCAATGGTGTAAAGGTTTTCATTGGTGTTATTGGCGGCAGACATAAACCAACCCTTCCAATCTTTAGGAGCATCTAGGGCGGTTTTAATGTCCTTGACTGAGAACCAAACAGTGTCATGGCCCAAATAGGTGTAAGCCAAAGTGTTGCCACTGGCCTCACCATTGATAATTAAATTGTAACCACGCTCAACACCATTAGCATCAAACCTACGCCATGCAGGTAATCTTTCATAAACTTCATCAAAGTTAGCCATGAACTGTTGTATGTCCTGTTGGCTAGGTGGATTAATCAAGTTCTTATCTACCCGCAAAATGTGAACACCCCTTTGATAAATGTCAGCATCTTTAGCCTGATCACGCAAAATTTGTAATTGAATTTCATTGTAAGGATCTGTAAAACGGGGATCTTTTGCCCTTGCCGCAATTTGACGATCTACCCACGCTTGTTCATCAACTTTTGTCCATGATCCAGTAGCAACACCTTCAGAAGCAATTGGTGGAGTGGTAGTTGCACCAGCAATACCTCCATCTGTTTCTTCCATGCCAGGAATTACAGGTAGCAAAACGCAACGGCAATGCGGGTGAGCAGGAGGTTGGGTATTGCCTGACGGAAAAGATGTGCCAATAACTACTTCAACATTAGCGTTTTGAGCGCACTTAGCGCATGGATCTGACACATGCCATTCCATTTTTTCAAGTTCAGCCTCTTTGTAACGGGCAATTGTAGCGGCAGACATGACACGGTTCTGCTCAGTAATGGCAATTGTTAGCGCTCTTGCAGGACTAGCCACATGCCGCCCAATTAAAACAGCGGCGCGTTCTGCATCTAAACCTAATTCAACAGCATCAGCCAAGGCATTGCCTATGTCCGTAATGCTTGTTGTAGTCATTCCCTTAATAGAAGCATTAGTTCTGTCTAAGATTTCTTGAAATGCTTTAGGCCGCTTAAGCATGATTGCCGCGGCTCTATCTCCTGGTTGCCACTTTGACCAATCAACATAACCATCATCAGCCTTGTTGAGTTCTTCTGTTCTTTGTATCCATTCACCAGCGGCTACATCACCCAACACCCATGCTTCAGCCCACATGCGCCATAGAGCAGAAGCCAATGCCTCTGTACGCAATTGAGTTACATTCATAATCGCCCATGCGCGAGCGCGGGCGCGATCCTTTGCCAAGTTATCTGTACTAACAGGTTGCGTGTCCTGATACTGCAAAAAGAGTTGTTTGTAATTTGCCAACTCACGCAATGCCGCTCTGATCTTGACTGCGTTCTTTGCCGCTATGCGCCCGTCTGCCTCAAGAGCGCCCTCAATCATGTTAGATAAGCCTTAGCCAGCGCCCTAGCGGTATCTAAATCGCCATCAAAAGCACAACGGTTAAGAGCATCTCCCACAATTGGATCTAGTGATTTAAACTCAAAGAGCCTTGCGCGCTTGCCCTTTGCCGCCCATTTCATAAATGCTTTTACTTCAATGGCTTCTTCTTCTGAACTATCTGTTTGTGGTTCTTCTTCTTCAGGTTTTTCATTTAACGGATTAGGAGTTGTTGGATCAACTGGTGTTGCATCAGGGCCGCTAAGTGCTGGCGCGTTTGCTGAAGTAACTGCATCAATAATGCCGTCAGGAGAAAACAACAAAACGCTTGAACCCGTAACCATCATTGGCATGTCTGCTTGTGGTGTATCAAGTAAAGGCAAACCCATTTCAGAACGGCGCTCATTGATTGATTTGCCACCTGAGCGCACTTCAATTTCATTCTTGCGGGCGTTTTCTTCATTGTCCAAACGGCTTGAAGTTAATAATTTGAATTCAAGTTCACGCGGCATACCTAAGTATGTGTATGAAAGATTTGTAAGTTGCTTTGAGATCCAGTTAGCCAATGGGCCAATGCCTAACGCTTCTGCATTGTCTGCTTGTCCTTCTGAATAACCAGCACCACCTAAGCCGCCCTTTGGAGAGAAACCAATTTCAGATGGTTGCACACCAAAGTGACCACAAATTGAAGTAACCAAATAATCATCAAGAGTATCTTTAAACTTTTCGCCATAGCCTTCATTAACAATTGGTGTTAAACCTTTTGGCAATAGGCGGGCGCGCTTGCGTTGTTGTGTTTGTCCAGCAAGATCATCATTGAGAATACGCTCATAAGCAAGCAAGAGATCAGGGTTAGTTCCCCAATCTTCATCAGTTGTGAACATAAGTTCAGGCATTACGCCATCTGTGTATTCAGCGCGTATCCATTGCTGACGGCGTAGGTAAATGTCAGCCAATGAAAGAGCGCGTTCTACTGGGCTAAATCCATAAACAGAAATAGAACGGCGATTGCGCACCATGTAAGCCAATTGATCAGATGTAAATTCACCATCTGCTTTTGGATCTTCGTCTGTTGCGGAAAATTCTGAGCGCGGGAAACCATAAAGGATCTGTTGGAACGCGGCGTTTGGTGGCATTGGGCGCATACCGCGGTCATCAATAAGTGGTTTGATTGTTGTGCCATCAAGAATTTGGAAACCGTATAGATCTCCACCTACTGTTGGCTGTGGGTAAACCGCCCACGCATCAACAACAAGAATGTCCTCAACAGCAATGTTGATCCAATCTTGCCATGTGTATCCGTTTGCAGGATCAGGGTTTTCCCAAAATGTACGCAAGCGGTTAATTTCACTTGTGTATTTGTCACGGGCTTTAGCCATAGCGCGCACATGATCCCCGCCTGACTCAGCGGCAATCTTTTCTGAAGCGTCATCACCTAAAACAATGTCAAACTGAAGGCCGTTCATTTTTGATTTAGTTACTTCAATGCAACGGCGCAAAATGTCAATTGCGTCTGCTGAAGCGCGCAATGTATTAAACGGAACAAGTTTTGTTTCCGTAATGTTAATGTTTTGAGCAACCTGATACTCATAACGGCGTGGCTCAGGGCGGCCTGTTATCGGATCAACGGGGTTAATTGCACCAGGAAGAATTGGCATGCCTGGGCCAAATGGAACTGTTGCGCTAAATGGTGCGCGTGGCAATGCAGTGGTATTGCCGTACTGGGATTGCAATTGCAAACCGTTCATTAACTCTTGTGTGCCAATTGTTGTTGCACCAACAGGCAGGTTAGGGCCTTTTTCAATGTCAGTTCCAACAATTGCTCTTACGATACGGTCACGCAAACCCATGTGTATCCCCTCAATGTGCCTCTTGTACTTCAGGCGTGTGGCTATGATAGCGATTTATTAGAATTCATGTAGTGTAACGCTTATGAACTTAGTACAAAAGGCAGTACAACACGGCGGCAAATTAGCGCCATTAGTCATACCTCATGGATTAACAAGCGGTACAGGTTTAATGAACCCCTCAATTTTTATTGATAATGATGGTGAAATTCTTGTAAACCTACGCCATGTTAATTACACGCTTTACCATGCTGAGAATGAGCAACTTTTTCCTAGCCGTCATGGGCCTCTTTCCTATTTGCACCCTGAAAAAGACCGCCGTTTAGTAACTGTTAATTATCTTTGCCGTTTAAATGCTGATCTTGAAATGACTCACCACGCCAAAGTAGATACATCAGCATTAGATGTTGAACCTATTTGGGAGTTTGTTGGTGAAGAAGATTGCCGCGTGATCCAATGGGGTGGGGAGTATTACCTGGTTGGGGTACGGCGCGACACAACTACTAATGGTGTAGGCCGTATGGAGTACAGCAAGATTGAGATTGACCGTGAGAATTGGACTGTTAAAGAGGTTAGCCGTGTGCGCATAAATGCGCCTGAGCCAAATGACTCATACTGTGAAAAGAATTGGATACCCGTAGTTGATAAGCCCTGGCATTTTATTAAATGGACTATGCCAACAGAATTAGTTAAGGCTAATCCTGAAACAGGAAAATGTGTACAGATTTTTGTAAAGCCAACCATTGCTCCACCTGCTGACCAGCGTGGATCTAGCCAGGTAATCCGTTGGGGCAACATGTACATTTCAATTACCCATGAAGTAAACCTGTTTAAGAATTACTTAAAGCAAAAAGATGCAATTTACCGTCACCGCTTAATTGTGTGGGATCAAGAATTAAACATTGTGGGGTTAAGTCAGCCTTTTTCATTCCTTGATGCTCGCGTTGAGTTCTGTGTAGGTGCGGCTGTACATCAAGATGACCTTCTTGTGTCATTTGGCTTTCAAGATAATGCCGCTTTTGTGTTGCGCGTACCTCAAAAGGTAGTAGAAGATCTGATTATGGAGGCACTATCTAATGAAAATTGAGCAACTGGTTGTTGATTTATCCAAAGATCCGTTCAATCCAACGCTTAATTTTGATGTAGCAGTAGAGTATGAGAAGCAAAATCAGACTGCTTCAGCCGTTTCTTTCTATTTAAGAACTGCTGAATACGGTCACACTTACCACCCTAGCCTTACTTATGCTTCACTTTTAAAAGCCGCGCATTGTTTTGATGACCAAAATGACCGTCAAGCAACCGTTAGCAATTGTTTATTACAGGCTGTGGCTTATCTTCCTTACCGCCCTGAAGCCTATTTCCTATTGGCTCAGTTTTATGAGCGTTCAGGACAATGGCAAGAGTGTTACACATGGGCGCAAATTGGATTGCATCAACAGCCATGCGGCGCGTTACCAGTACATGTTGGTTATGAAGGTCAGTATGTACTTGTTTTTGAAAAGGCTGTTGCGGCATGGTGGATAGGCCGTAAAGAAGAAAGTTTAGATTTGTTACATCAGTTAGATGCAATGAACATTGAACCTGGTTACAAAAACGCTGTTAAAAACAATTTAGAAAGGCTTTCTAATGTTGATGTTTGATGTTGGGGCTAACCGCGGTGATGCAACGCTGGCAGGGTTGGCTCAGGGATACCGCGTAATAGCCTTAGAAGCCGCACCACGCGTTTATTCACGGCTGGTTGGTAACTTTATTTACAACCCTAATGTTGTGCCTCTTAGAATGGCTGTGGCTGATAAAGATAATGAACGCTTAAAGTTTTATGAGGCTGAAGAAGATGGACTTTCTACGCTAAGTAAAGAATGGCTAACTAAAAAAGGCATGCCTTACAACGGTAAACCTCACCGTGAGATTGAAGTAAATACTATTACGCTAGATACCCTGGCTAACAAATACGGCAACCCTGATCTGATCAAGATTGATGTTGAAGGTGCTGAATGGCAAGTGCTTAAAGGAATGACGCGTAAGTATGGAACAATTGCATTTGAATGGACATTTGAAACTATGTCTGACCATGAAGATCAATTAGATTACTTATACGGTTTGGGTTATACAGAAGTAGCCGCTCGTTTTATTGAACATCATTTACAAGAACCGCCAGCATGGGGCAAATTACAAGCAGATAACGCTCACCAATTATACGCCTGGCATCAACTCAATTCAGATGAGTGGATAGATGGCGGTTGGAAAGTAGCCAATCTAAGGCCTACTGCTGATGTTGGAATGTTGTGGGTGCGTTAGGAAATGTCACCAACAATTGTAAAGGTGTTTGAACCTGTACAAAGAATTGATGCAGAACTGTATTGAGCGCGTAGTACAGGGCTTGCAGATCCATTTGATGTAAATGTCACGCCGCTTGCCACAATAGAAACCGCGCCCGCGCCAGTACGCTGAACATAAACAACTTGACCACTGCTAAATACTCCCGCGGGAACAGTTATGTTTGCGGTTGCGCTTTGTGTTACCCACTTATTTACATCTCCTGCAACAAGGGTATAGGCAATACCAGGATTGTTAAATGTAATTGTAGGAAGTGATCCAGTAGTTCCCTGTGTACCCAATGTTCCTTGAGTACCAGTTAAACCTTGTAAACCAGTTGTACCTTGAGAGCCAGTAGTACCTTGAGAACCTGTTGTGCCAGTTGTACCTTGAGTACCGTTAGTACCCTGAGTTCCGTTAGTGCCTTGAGTTCCGTTAGTTCCTTGAACGCCGCGCACACCAGTAAGAGTGATTGTCCATGAAGAAGCAAGTGTTGTGCCTAAATTGTAATCTGCCGCAATTGCAAATGATGTACCGCCTGTAATTGTAACAATACCTTCAAAAAGGTTAGCCGCTGTGTTAATAGCGCGTACACGATCACCAGTAACAAATGCACCTTGTTGATTTGTTGTAAGAGTAATTGTTCCTGTTGATGCAGGGGTTGCAGAAGTTGTAGAAGTTATACCGCTATAACCAACACCTTGAGTTCCCTGAATACCTTGAATTCCTTGTGTTCCCTGAATTCCTTGTGTTCCAGTTGCACCTTGCGTACCAATTGCACCTTGAATACCCGTTGTACCTTGAGTTCCTTGCGCGCCAGTAGTTCCTGTAATTCCTTGAATACCAGTTGTACCCTGCGTTCCTTGAGTACCAGTAGTTCCCTGAGATCCAGTAAATCCTTGTGTGCCAGTAGTACCTTGAGAGCCAGTTAAACCTTGAATTCCAGTTGTACCTTGTGTGCCAGTAGCACCTTGTATTCCAGTTTCACCTTGAACGCCCTGCATGCCAGTAATGCCCTGAGATCCAGTTGTTCCTTGAGTTCCTTGAGTACCATTTGTACCTTGAGAGCCGTTTAATCCGTCAGTTCCCTGGCTTCCAGTTATGCCCTGTAAACCTGTAATGCCTTGAGTACCGTTAGCGCCTTGCAATCCTTCAAGTCCTTGCGTTCCCTGGCTACCAGTAACGCCTTGCGTACCTACAACACCTTGAGATCCAGTTAATCCTTGATGGCCTTCAGTTCCCTGAATTCCTTCTAAGCCCTGTGTTCCGTCATGGCCCTGTATGCCCTCTATACCTTGAGCGCCTGTTGTTCCTTGAGTTCCCTCAATACCTTGAGTTCCTTCATGCCCTTGAATTCCTGTTAAACCTTGAGCGCCTTGAGTACCCTGAATTCCGTTTGAACCCTGAGTACCAGTTTCTCCCTGAATACCAGTAAAGCCTTGAGTTCCTTCAACACCTTGAATTCCTTCAATGCCCTGAATACCTGTTTGGCCTTGAGCGCCAACTAATCCTTGTGTTCCAGTTGTGCCTTGCAACCCAATAACACCTTGAACACCTTGCAATCCTTGAGTTCCTTGAGCGCCAACAGTTCCTTGCGCGCCTGTTGTTCCTTGAATACCTGATTGCTGAATAACTAAGAAAATGTTGTGGTTGTTTGCAAATCCAGTTGTGCCTGTACCGCCTGAAGATACATAAGTAACAGGAAGTGTTACATAACTGTTAGGCGTTACAACTGCATCACCTGTTGCTGTAAAGATTTGGAAATTGGCTGAGTTATTTACATCTTGAATAATTAAATTGTCACCAGCAACAACTAATGCTAAAAAGATTTCAACATCAACATTGTTTTGATCTAAATGGCTTGCGCGTATAGATGTAGAAGCAATTTGAATTGCATTGTTCCAACCTAAATGCTGAGTTCCAGGATTGCCGCTTGTTGTTGATGTATCTGCGTTGTATGGGTAGTAAGAAGATGAAGTACCGCTTGCACCTGTGTTGCCTTGTACGCCTTGAATACCGTTAATACCTTGAACACCCTGGCTACCAATAGTTCCTTGAACGCCCTGTGTTCCTTGCGTTCCATCAGTTCCCTGAATTCCATCAAGTCCTTGTGATCCTATTATGCCTTGTATGCCAGCAATTCCTTGCGCACCTGTTGCGCCCTGAATTCCTTCAAGTCCTTGAGCGCCAATAGCGCTTTGTATTCCCTGTGTTCCTTGAGCGCCCTCTAAACCTTGCAATCCTTCAATACCTTGAATTCCATCATGGCCTTGAATTCCCTGAGTTCCTTGCGCTACCTCAAGTCCTTGCAAACCTTCTAATCCTTGAGTTCCATCATGGCCCTGAATTCCTTGAGTGCCTTGAGCGCCCTCTAATCCTTGCAATCCGTCAGTACCTTGCACACCAACAAGCCCTTGTAAGCCTTCTAAGCCCTGTGTGCCTTGTGATCCAGTTTGACCTTGCGCACCAATAGTTCCTTGAGCGCTTTCAACCCCCTGAACACCTTGTAAACCTTCAAGCCCTTGTGTTCCCTGTGTTCCATCAAAACCCTGCATGCCTTCAGTACCTTGAGTACCTTGTAAACCTTCTAATCCCTGTATTCCTTGCATGCCTTCAACGCCTTGCATACCTTCATGGCCTTGCAAGCCAATTAAACCTTGCATACCTTCAAGGCCCTGAATTCCTTCAATTCCCTGTGAGCCTGTTTCGCCCTGTACGCCTTGTGTTCCCTGAATACCTTCTAATCCTTGAACACCTTGCAAGCCTTCAATTCCCTGTACGCCAATTAAACCTTGTGCGCCAGTTTCACCCTGAATACCTTCAGTTCCTTGCGCGCCCGTAGTGCCTTGTATGCCAACAATTCCTTGAAGTCCTTCAATACCTTGAATTCCGTCAGTTCCTTGTACACCTTGTAAGCCTTCTAAACCTTGAGTGCCTTGAGTGCCATCAAAACCTTGCAAACCATCTAAACCTTGAACACCTTGAATTCCATCAGTGCCTTGTGTTCCTTGCACACCTTCTACACCTTGCAAACCATCTGTACCTTGTACGCCTTGCAATCCTTCAACACCCTGCACACCTTGAGTACCGTCAAATCCTTGTAGTCCATCAGTACCTTGCACACCCTGTAAGCCATCAATACCTTGTATGCCGTCTGTTCCTTGAATTCCTTGTATTCCATCAGTGCCTTGTGCGCCATCAATGCCTTGCGCGCCTTCAATACCTTGTGGGCCTTCTAATCCTTGTGTGCCTTGTGCTTGTTCATAACCAAAACCTTGTAAACCCTGTGTACCTTGAATTCCTTGCGCCGCAAATGCACCAGCCGCACCTTGTACGCCTTGTAAACCAACAGGGCCAGGTGTAGTTACATTGATTGTAGGAATAACAGGCTTAATAATGACTGCATTACAGCCGCAATAAGTACACATTATCTAGTCACCTGAGCAGATACTTCCATTTGTCCTTGAATAACACGGGTAACGCTTGATCCTTGATAAATTTCAAGATCATAGTCATAAGGCCCTTGATTGATTGCGCCTGTTTGTGTTGCTGTTGCATGCAATTGAATGTTGCCTGTTGCACCAGTAATAATAATGCCGCCGTTTTCAGTTGTAAGAGTTAAAACAGATGTTGGGCTGTTTGGATAAGAACGCATCTGCATCTTTGCTGTGTAGCCAGTAATGTCTAATGGTGCTGTTGCTAATCCACCTGAAACATAGTTACCTGTTGCCGCATTTGTAACTGTGAACTGTGATGCGCTCGCTGTTGCAATAACAACTTCTTGCAAATTGTAAATGTATGGAATTACCTGATCAACGGTAACTATTTGTCCTGCACTAAAAGAGTTTGCCGCTGTATAAGTAACTGTTGTTCCATTGCCTGAAACACTTGTGATTGAGGCAGGTTGTGCATACACAACATTTAAATCCCAATCAGCGCCCTGATCCATACCCAGGTTGTAAACAACAGCCATTATTATGCTCCCTGCGTCACCTCTGATTTTGCGCTAATCATAGCGGTTCTACATGCGGAACAATGAGTAAATGATTTAGGCATTGGTAGCCCACACTTAGGGCAATGGTTAGCAATCGCATTGAAGTAATTACTAACTGTAACTTTTCCTAATAGATCACTAAAGCCTTGCACCATTGCATCAATACGGTCAGGTGAGTTTGGTTCATCAACAGTCCAGGTACACATCTGATCTTCTAATTCTGCAAATTCTCCTATGTGGTGAATACGCCCTTGCTCATACATTGCCGCTACTGGTTCTGCTCTTAGTTTCTTACCCACATGGGCGCGTACTTCTCTAATTGGCAATGTAGGCCGTACTTGCTTAAGCACTGCTCCTACCATGTCACCGCCCTGGTTTACTTCAACCAAAACTGCATCTGCTTTGTACTTATCAAAAAGTTCTACTGCCTTTGTTGCCCAGGCTAAAGGTGATCCTCTAAATGAGTAATCTCCCAGGACATAACCCTGACCATCTGAAGTAGATCCAACAACCACAATGCCTGTTTCATCTGATTTCTCTGAGTTAGTTACAGCAGGATCTACGCTTACAACAATTCTTGCCATAGGTGGTGCTGTTTCTACGCGAGCGCGATCAATTAAGCCTCTAGTCCACAACGCGCCTTCTACATCATCAAGGATTTCCCCATAAAGTTCCTGGCGGCCTAAACGCGTACCGTTGTACCGCGCTTGTAATTCCATTAGGGCGCTAGGGGCTAAATTTGCCGCGTTATCAAAGGTGCTTCCCCTGGTAATGATCACTGAGCCATCTGTACGAGCCGCCAGCATGCGTATAAGGGCTGTGGAGCGGGGTGTAGTGGTAACAATAACCCGTGGTTTCTTTCCCAGGCGTAGGCCAAACTGCAATTGATCCCAGGCATCTTGATAGCGCCATGCACCTAATTCATCACACCATGCACCATGATGCTGTGGGCCACGGAAACGCTCAGGCTGATCTGCTGAAAAGAGTTTGATGCGGCTACCGTTTTTAAGCAGGATTTCACCAATAGAACGGTTGTAGTTCTCAAGCATGTGATACCGCTGTAATACCGCAACAATGCCTGACTCACCTTCAGCGCATGTATCTCTAGCATCTGAGAATGTTGGGGCTACTACTGCCCAACGCGTAGCGGGTTGTGTGATTGCTTGCCAGGCTATTTCTTCAGCGCCTAATCTTGTTTTGCCAAATCCACGCCCTGCCATTGCAAGCCAAATGTTCCAATCACCTTCAGGCGGAAGTTGTTCCTTCCGCGCCAGTTTGTTCTTCCAAATCCAACGGCTCGCTTTGATCCGTGAGTTCAGTGACGGTTGCAATGTCGGTACTTGAGAAGATTGTTCCTGCCTCAATGAGTCTTGCGACTCGCTCAACTTCTGCGTCAAGATCTGATCCGTCATAAGTCACCACTTCCGCTTGAACTTTCAATGGAGCATCTAAGCCTAATAACTTTGCCCGTTTATCAATTACACGCAATACATAATCTGCCGCTCTGAGATTACCGTTTACGGCTGGTTGCCAATAGGTGCGCTGAAGAATGTCCAGGCGATCTAATTCCATTTCACGGTGTTCTTCAATTGATGGAGCAATCACACGGGTCATGGCTCTGTTGTAAGCCTTGTAAACACCCGCTGTACTCATGCTTACTATTTGAGCAATTTCACGCCAAACATAACCTTCAGTGCGCAACTCAACTATGGAACGCTCTTTGTCTATACGCTCAGGCGTAGGTGCTTTTTCTACCATAATGTGTTCACTTTAATGTGATAAAAAGTTTACCGCAAATTGAAAGAACAAAGCCCCTACTCTGTAAAGAGCAAGGGCCGTGTCCAGCACTCTACAAGGTACTTATGTTTCCCTTGAGGTATGCGTAACTTATCTAATTCCTAATGACATTGCAACTGCTCCAATGAATAAACCTAGAACAATAAAAAGAATTACGCCATCAACAGGTGTGTTGTTCATTTGCAACTTACACAAGAGCAAGTGCCATTTATACAAAAGCAATCTTCATCTGATTGAAGAAGTTTTTGCCCTTTGCAGATTGTGCATGCCTGGCGGCTGAGAATGTCATCAAGGATTGCTTCTGTTTCATCACTCATGGTTTGCCTGTCCTTACTAGATTGATACGGGCATCAAGAAGTTCATCTAACTGTTCTGCAAGCATTTCTTTCTTGCGCCAATCCATACGATTGCCAAATTCATCTGTTTTGAGCATGGAGTAAACATGAGTCAAACATTCATCTATCTGATCCAGGGTTACTTCTTCTTCAATGACTATCACATGCAGATGTTAGCCTTGATTACGCTCCTGGCGCTTTGATAAATACGCTTCTACTTCTTCCCGCTTATAGAAAACATTACGCCCGCGCTTATCAACCCATGCAAGAGTTTTGCGGTGTTGTATCTGTCGCAAGTTATTGATTGTAATGTTCAAGCGCTCGCACACTTCAGGTGCGCTCATTAGTTCATCTACCACGGTGTTTCCTCCCTAGATGTAAATTGCTTTTGTTCTTTTGGTTTTCCCAGTTTAGGAACTAAACCTACATCTTTGGCTGTAATCTCCATAGAAGTTTTTTCTTTGCCTTCTTTATCTGTGTATGTGCTTTGCGCCATTTCACCCGTAACTAAAACAGTGTCACCTTTTTTAAAAGTGTCTGCAATTGCTTCAGCCTTTGTGCCAAACGCAACAACCTTGAACCACATTGTTTCTCCATCTTGCCACTCACCGTTTACTTGCTTGCGTGGTGTGTAAGCCAATGAAAAATTACAGTATGCGGTGTTGTTCTTTGAAAACTTTAAATCAGGATCACTGCCTAAATTACCTTTTACACTTATGTTCATCATTCACCTTCCATCAATACGGCTTCTGAACCGTCATCTTGTAGTAACACTATTGACCCGTCAGGCTTTACAAAAGGGTGATCCACTGGCTCTCTCCATGATGGACAGATCCAACCCTTCTGCTCAGCCTTAGCGGGGTTGAGGTGAATACTACTGGTTTTTAGATTATGGCAACCGTGATGGATCAAAATGAGATTAGCGGGTGTGTCCTTGCCGCCACGGGATTTAAGTTTGCGGTGATGCAATGCCATGTTTTCAGGCAATCCAGGGCTTCCGCATGTTTCGCAATAACCATCTGCCCTGTTAATTACTATGGTTACAACTTTGGCATCAATCGCCATCTTCTTCATCTTCAAATGGGTCATAATGGTTTGGCAATCCCACTTCTAGGGGTATGCCCAAAGGTTCAATAATGCTCATTAGTACCAACCACCTCTTAAATCTTTTCCTGCTTGTTTTTTCCAAAAAGCCCATGCCTTACATGGAGAACCGTAACGCTTATACACATAGCGTAGCCCAGCCTTGATTTGCGTGTGGGCATCTTTGGGTTTAAACGGAAATTTGTAATTGCCCCATGTGCTAGGCAAAAATTGAAACAATCCAAACGCGCCTGAAGAATGATTAAGCGCGTTTACGCGCCAGCCGCTCTCATGCAAAATCAACTCATGCAAACAGAAGTATTGCTTTGCGTAATCTTTGTAATCTTTCTTGACCATTGCCAGCGCCATTTGTTTAGGCGGCATCTGATGCAATTCCAATTTTGGTGCTTCTGCTGTTGCAGGGTTGGCAAACACAATTCCTACCGCTAATGCGGCGCTTAAAAGGATTTGTGCAAAACGCTTCAGGCTCTAGCCTTTGGCCAACTTTCTGCACACTTGGCAAGCGGCATCACCATAAATCCAACTGCCGCATTTACAACGATTTACAAAACTATCCATTACTTTCCCCTTTCAGGTTATTTTTAGGACACTTGAAGTTTACTCTTTGTATTAAGTTTCATCATGGTTTTTGTAGGTGTATTCATGCTTGCATTGCTTACAGGTTACGGTTTCTTCAATGTTGCCATCATCATCTGTTTCAAAATCAACATCAAATACCGCATCACAAACGCGTTTAACATCTATGCAATCCCAACATTGTTCTTCACAAACTATTTCACGCGTAATTGTTTCTGAATAAATGCCTGAACCTTTCATTGATTGCGTCATGGATAAATCAAATCTATACAGAATTGGTTCATTTGTTCCACTGGCACTTTGCATTGTTCAGGTGTTGTTACATTTAATAGCCATACCCAAACCGTAATTAACAGAATTACAATTACGGCTTTGCCTCTATTTGTCAGTTTCTTTTTTCTTGCCTTTACTTGCCTTGCCCCTAAACCATTCACTTGTTGCGCACCATTCACATTCATACAAATCACTGCCTTCCGTTTGTAGGTAAATAAATACAAAATTTTGTGGTGACCCTTCAGTACCACACCAAAAACATTTAGGATCGTTGCTTATAGACATTGTGGATCTGTGGGTTCATGTCAGCCAACTTATCTTGTATTGCAAACCACACCTGCTCGCGTTGCATTGCATTATTCATAGACTGACTTTTATTAGGTGGAATTACAAAATCATTGAACTCTACCGTTATCTCTAATTTAAACTTCACACACATGTCCTTTCACGCTTGTTAATTTCTTTAATTACGCGTATGCGTGTTGCTTCTACGGTTTTTATAGGATCACCAAATTCTTTTTTGTGATGATCGTACGCATAATTATTTGGCTTGCCTGTTTCATCATCATAACCATCATCAAGAGTTGCTTGGTATTGAGCAAGCGCTTGATTGATAATTTGTAGATCTTTACTGGTTAGTGCCATTACTTTGCCTCCGTTTTCAAATCACTAGGGAAAAATTAAAAGTTATTTCAATGTCTTGATTTTGTAACAGCCTTATGACTTCATCTTCAACATCACTTGTTGCCGCAAATTTGCCTGACTCACGGTTAAAATAAATGTTGGCTTCTAAGCCGTCACCTGTTATTGAAACCTCAGTATCTTCTAATGAAAGATCTGTGTTGCCATCTTCTCCCATGTTTGATAATTCTGAACATTCAGTTTCAATAAGTTCCTGGATCTTTTCAATAACCTTTTCTTCAATTAAACCAGCGAGATCAGCAACACTATGCCCGTCTAATTCAATTTGAAGTTTCTTAACTACATTACTTGCCATAATTACATTGCCCCCTTCATAAGTGCTACAACTTCATCAACTGTAATTTGTCCGCTTTTAATCTGTGTGTACAAAGCGCGGCCAAAATAACGATCATTTACATAGCAAAACATTTTGTGAAAAATGTCAAATGTAAAACCTGTACCAGTGTGAACATCTGTCATAAATTGATCAAGATTAACTTTTGTTATAGTCATGATTACGCTCCGCTCCGTGGTTGTAGGTCAAACATAAAACTTTCATTGCGCTCAGAACCTAAATCTTCTGATGCACATTTGTGAGCAAAAGGAATTGTGATGTAATTGCCATAAGTATTAGTTGAAATAGTTTTTGGATCTGACAAATACCAATTACCTTTTTTAGATTGCGCCCAAACAAGATTGTTGCGCCCGCAACGCTTACAAGCAGTAGTAGCCATTTTGATGCCTTTCTTTGGGAGACGATCTCCCTTACAAAAGAAAGATTACATCAAACAACAGACATTTGGCAATAAATGTGCAAAATTTTGTAAAAATCTTTTTGGCGTGTTGCGCCGCCTAGCGGGGCATTAAAGCCCACATTTGAACCCAAAGCCCAGGCTCAAGCCCGTATTGCTTTGTAGCCGTCAGGCGTACAACTTGCCCGTCATCACGGTAGGCAATGGCTGTAAGGCCGTCTAGGACTGCTCGCACCAGTTTGTCCAGGTCAGGGGCTACGGAAGGCTCAGGGCGGGTCACAGTGCGCGGGCGCATCATTGTGAAAATCATTTCCATTTCCACGGGTTCATTGTGGGGTTTTGCCCCTGCCGCTTTTGCCCGCAAAGCAATGGCTGAGCGCCAGGCGGCTAGTTCAGAACCTTTGGTGTGGATTACATGACCATTGATGACCTTCATTGACCCTTGAGGAACGGGCTGACCATCAACCTGAAAAGTAATCACCGCAAAAGTGTAATGAGATCTTGAGCAGTTGCAATTTGATCTTTGCCCATTTCATTAACGCCATGAAAATCATAAACGCCAACATGATCAGGGCCTTGAATGTACTTCACCATTAAATCATGGTTATTCACTAAAACATGATCACCAGCCTGTACAACAGCGGGATCAACTAAATGCTTAGTCATAGTTCCTCCTGTAACGGTTACATCAATAGTAACAGTTACAGACAAAGTTTGAGTTATTTTGTAGAAATCTTTTTCATAAGATCTCGTAACTCTTGTGGTACTGGAACGGCTTTTCTTTGTTGTTCTTCTACCTGTTTGAACCATTCCGCTGTTGCCTCCCGTTCTCTTTCCGTTTTTGCTCTTGCTTCTTGTAATTCTTTTTCTTTCTTTTCATCAGGGGAAAGCACTCTTTGCGGTAATGGGTCATCAAGCCACCTCTGAGCGTTTAACCAGGTTGCGGGGTGTGCTGTGTATGCCTGGCTTCTGTTTGCGTCTGTGAGATACCTCTGAGCGCCTTTAATGATTACTTCAGGATTAGTTGTGCGGGTTGCTTTTTCAAATGCTTTAACAGCCGCGCCTTTTCCAACCTTTAAAGGATAAATTTTCCAAAATAAATCAAATGTTTGTTTATTATCTTTATCTTCTTCTTCCTCTTTATCTTCCTCTTTATGGTTAAACGATTGTTGAACATCTGTTGAACGCCCGTTGCTTGCTCTTGCAACAGATGATCTTTTACCCGCAAATGATGCTTTGGCAGACTTCTCACGGATCTTTGCAAGGTCATCTTCAACCCTGGCATGACTCCAAACATTATCTTCAACAATAAAAAATTCTTCCAGGATTGGCTTTGCATCTGCCCATTCTTCAGGACTTAAACGCGCCACATGTGAAAGCCGTTCATTGCTGTTATCTAGTGCTTTACCGCGTTGCCAGTAATTCATCAATAGCAACATGTAAGCGCCGTGTTGTTGTGCTGTTAAATGTGCAGTATCAGCCAGGTAATCTGAAACATACAACTGCATGTACGGTAATGAAGTCATTCTGCCTCCCTTTTACACTCTACAATTTGATCTAATGTAATTCCCAATTGCTTTAACGCCCACAATCCTCTTATACGCTGGTTTGGATACTTTAATGGGTTATCAAAACTTGCTCTTTCCTGGCTAGTCATGCCTCCCCACATTCCGTAATCTTCATGTTCAAATGCGTAAGTTAAACATTTTTTCCAAATAGG